AGATACAAGCCGGCACCGTTATACAAAATCAAGAAGCGGCAATTATTGCCAAAGAACAGCAAGCCGATGACCTTTACAAAAAAGCGGTTCAATCTGGCGATGCGGGCCTAATGAGCAGAGCGGACACTTTGAAGAGTGATCTGAGCATCCAAAAAGAAAAAGTCAGGCTTGCTAAGAACAGACAGCAGAGCGAACAGGCTCAATATCAACAAGCTATTCAACAGCAACCCGCACAACAACAGCAACCCGTACAACAACCCGTTGTAGAACCAACGCCGGAAGCGCTTGGGTGGTATGAAAAAAATAAATGGTATGGAGATGCAGAAGACCAGGGTAACCTAGAGGCTACCCAGTACGCATATTTTCAGCACTATAACCTTATCAATGAAGGCCATGAGCCAGATTCTGATGAATATTATAATGAGCTAAATAATCGAGTTTATAAAGTTTACCCACATTTGCAGAACGCAAATGTTGACAGTAAAGACGAGCAAGGCGAAGCTAAACCCTCTGTGCAAAGAGTTGCTTCCGCCACTGTAGGCAGTGGTCGTCAAAAAACACAAGGCAGAAAGAATGGTGTTACGTTTTCCCAGTCAGAAGTGGATCGCCTTAGAGGGCTAAAGCCGCACAATATGAGTGAAGACGCTTGGTTAAAGCGCGTGGCGGCTGAAAAGCAAAAAATTGCATCTAGGGAGGCAATGTAATGACTGAAGAAAAAAAAGTAGCAGATAGAAATTCTCGTGATTCCGAGACGCACGATAAAGAAACTCGTAGAAAACCATGGCGACCCGTAAGAAGGCTAGAAACACCGCCGGCTCCTCCAGGGTATACATACCGTTGGATTAGGGAGTCAATGTTGGGCAAGGAAGATCGCGCAAACGTCAGTAGGCGTATAAGAGAAGGATGGGAACTCGTAAGGGGGACCGATCTTCCCAGCGATTGGGAATTACCAACAGCGGACGAGCATAGCCGACATGCCGGGATCGTTTATAATGATGGGCTACTTCTTGCCAAAATACCTGATGAGACTATTCAAGAGCGTCACGATTACTATGAAGGCGTATCTCGTGATGCTGTGGGTGCGTTAGATAATACGATGTTTGAATCATCCAACAGAGATAGTCGGTATATCAAGTATCATCCCGAACGGGATTCAAGAGTAAGCTTCGGCAAAAAATAACTGGTGCAGAAATGCACTTAACCAACAATCTATAGGAGAAAAAGATGGCGAACAAAGACGCTTCTTTTGGTTTGAAACCTGTAAAAATGATTGGTGGGGCCCCGTACAATGGTGGGCAGTCACGTTATCGAATTGCTTCATCTTATGGAACTGCGATTTATCAGGGCGACCTGGTTATGCAAGTCACGGGCGGCGGGATAGAAATTCACGCCGTTAGTGGAACCGTTCCATTGATTGGGGTATTCAACGGCTGTTCATATACGGACCCAACCACAGGCGAACAGGTCTATAAAAACTATTACCCAGCGAGTACAGCTGCTTCTGACATCATTGCTAATGTCATTGACGACCCTATGGTCGTTTTTGAAATTCAAGCGGACGAAGCTTTCCCTGTTGCAGATTTGCTGGGCAACTTTGATATTATCAAAACCAACTCTGGGTCTACCAAGACTGGTATTTCTGGAGACGAGGTTGATGTGAGCACTGGTGCAACAACTGCAACCTTACCCCTGAAAGTGATTGACATCTCTCAGGACCCCAATAACCAAGACGTAGGCTCCGCCAACACGAATGTGTATGCTGTTATACAGAATCATGTTTTTGGTGTGAAAGCTGCCGGTCTAGCTTAAAAGGAGGAGTAACTTATGGCTATTAGCAGAGCACAATTAGCAAAGGAGCTAGAACCAGGTCTGAACAGTTTATTTGGTTTGTCATACGATGAGTATACGCAGGAATACGCTGAAATCTTCTCAGTCGAAGACTCTCAGCGGGCTTTCGAGGAAGAGGTTTTGATCACAGGCTTCGGCGGCGCTCCCACAAAAACGGAAGGTGGTTCGGTTGATTTCGACCAGGCCACTGAAAGTTACACTAGCAGATACACGCACGATACAATCGCGCTTGCATTTGCGCTGACTGAAGAGGCTGTAGAGGATAATCTTTACGATTCTTTGGGCAAAAGGTATACGAAGGCCCTGGCGAAATCTATGGCAAATACCAAAGAGGTGAAAGGGGCGGACGTTCTGAACAACGCGTTTTCCGGCTCTTACACAGGTGGCGATGGTTTGTCTCTGATTAACACTGCGCACGTCCTGGCGGGCGGTGGCACAGCTGCGAACAGAGCTACAAGCATGGCGGATCTGAATGAGACATCTTTGGAAGATGCGCTGATCGACATCAGTGACTTCACCGATGATCGTGGGTTGACAATCTCTGTACAGGCCTCGAAACTTGTGGTTCCAAGTGAACTCGTTTTCGTAGCTGACAGGATTTTAAACTCACAGGGACGGCCAGGATCTGCTGATAATGATCTCAACGCAGTTAAGAACACAGGTGTTCTTTCTGGCGGGTATACGGTTAATCATTATCTAACTGATCCAGATGCTTTCTTCATCCTCACTTCTGTAACATCACAAGGCGAGGGCCTCAAGATGTTCCAAAGAAGTGCGATGGAAACCAGCATGGAACCTGATTTTACGACTGGTAACATCCGTTACAAAGCAAGAGAGAGATATTCTTTCGGGTGGAGTGACTGGCGTGGTATTTACGGTTCTCAAGGTGCATAATCACGGGTAACAGCGTTTTCTGTTGCAAAAAGGGGCCTTCGGGTCCCTTTTTTTATGCCTAAATTATTTACATATATTTGTGTAAAAACTTGCACATAACGACACGATATGTATAATGAAGGTGTAAGTAATGAAAAGAGGCAAATGATGATGATTAAGATGCAAGAAATTATCGTGATAAACCCGTATGTAAGATGTCCACCAATGAGGAAGTTTCTAGTTGACGTAGCCAAGGCTGCTGATGCAGAGATGACTGAAGAGATGGCCGCGTTTATAAAGAAGCTGACCGTTGACGGTCTTTATGCCGAAGCTACCGAAGACGAGATCGAATTGTTCGATCGGCTTTTCGAGACGATGGAGGCTTAGCAATGGACTTAAACTTAGAGTGGTCAAAAGGTGAAAAGCAGTCGGACGGCCGGCTGCTTAAAACCGCCCAGCCGACGCAAGAGTTTTGGGCGCTGTGGCGTGCCAAAAAAGCCGCCGTCAAAAAGGCCGGTTATGGCGTCACCAAGAAAGACGACGCATGGGTTGTCACGCAAACGGTTGATGACAACGCTGCAATTGAGCGCTCAGCGGCCACAAACTCAGATATGCAAATACCCGTGCCAGACGGCTTAGCCTACCTTCCGTTTCAAAAAGCGGGCATAGCTTATGCGTGTGAGCGTAAAAATACGCTTATCGGTGACGAGATGGGCCTGGGTAAAACGATCCAGGCGATTGGCGTCATCAATGTGACAACGCCAAAAACGGTGTTAGTTATTTGCCCAGCATCTTTAAAGCTTAACTGGAAAAGTGAAATGAAAAAGTGGTTGGTTGCTGAGCGCACCATTGATGTTGTGAATGGTGGTGGTGATCAAATACCGGCCAACCCTGACGTGGTTATTATTAATTATGATGTGCTTACAAAGCACGCCAAAGCGTTGCAATCCAGGACTTGGGACATGGTAATCATGGACGAGGTACATAAAATCAAAAATCCCAAGGCGAAGCGTACAATACAGGCGGTGAGCATCAAGGCAAACCGCAAAGTGTTGCTGACAGGGACCCCGATAACGAATAGGCCCATTGAGCTACAGCCCATAGCTGGATACCTGGACCACAAAAGCTTTGGTAACTTTTTCTACTTTGCCAAAAAATATGCCGGTGCATATAAAAGCAGATTTGGTTGGGATTTCAGCGGATCTTCAAACTTGGACGAATTGCAAAGAAGATTGCGCCAAGCTTTTATGATTCGCAGGAAAAAAGATGAGGTGTTAAGAGATCTACCGGCGAAGGTGCGCCAGGTAATTGTCTTGCCAAACAAATCTTACAGCCACGAGTTGGCTAAAGAGTTTGAAGCTTTGGCTGATGCTGTTGAAGAAACCAGCTTTGAGGCAGTCTCGTTTGAAAGAATGTCAATCGTGCGGCATGAAATGGCTCTGGCTAAGGTCAACGATGTGGTAGATCACTTGGCGGACTTAGATCACCAGGTTGTAGTTATGGCCCACCATAAAGATGTTGTGCAAGACATAAAAGAGGGCCTAGAAGCATTTGGTAAAAAGGTTGTTACTTTGACCGGTGACTGCAATCAAACTCATAGACAAGAATCTGTGGACACCTTTCAAGCCGGCAAAGCAGATGTCTTTATAGGCACAATCGGAGCTGCGGGCGTTGGTATTACACTAACAAAAGCCAGCCATGTGGTTTTTGCTGAGCTTGATTGGGTGCCTGGTAATGTGAGCCAGGCCGAAGACCGTTGCCATCGAATTGGCCAAGAAGATTCAGTGCTAGTGCAACACCTAGTTGTTGACGGATCTATAGACGCCAGAATGGCTGAAGCTTTAGTTGATAAGCAAAAAGTGCTAGATAAAGCTTTGGATAATGTGCAAATGCTTGATCAAAGCATATCCATTGACGATTTAGCGGTTGGCGTCAAAGAAGTGGAAAAGATCTTTCGCAACAAAAAGTTAAAGCCCATGAGCGGCGAGATAGTAGATGCAATGCGGGCTTGTGCAATGTTTTTGGCGGCCAGGTGTGATGGCGCCTTAGAAGATGACGGCCAGGGCTACAACGGCCTGGACAGTCGTTTTGGTAAGTCAATTGCTGAACAGTTAACCTGGACACCGGCCATACAGCACGCAGCAAAAAAAATGTTAAGAAAATATCGAGAACAATTGCTTCGAGGCGGGATGTCAGTAGAATATAAAATCATCTACTGACCCCTTGGTAGATGTGAGAGTCAATTACAGGGACCTTCGGGTCCCTTTTTTATCTACTACTTTTTTAGTTTAATGTTTTTTGATGCTATACTCCAGAGAGACTAGGATCATTAAACAGTCTATCGACCGGCCTAGCGGACATTTGCCAAGACGATAGATCAATTCTCTGAGGAGGGGATTATGGCTAACACAACTTTTAATGGACCAGTCAGGTCCGAAAACGGCTTTGAGCAAATTTCTGTTGCGGCCAAAACAGGTACGGTTACCACAAATCTAGATGTCGATAGTAGCGGTAATATAACCACAACAGGTTATGTAAGTGCTTACTCGAATATCAGCAGCATTACAGATGCTACCAAATCGGTAGAATCCACTGATTCAGGTACTGTTTATACTCTTAACAGGGCGGCAGGTATTGTGGTAACACTACCAACTGCTGTGGCTGGGCTAAACTATACATTTGTAGTGGGCACAACCTTTACAGGTGCGGGACAAATTAATACAGACAACGCCAGTGATTTATTTTCTGGTTTTGCTTATATCTTTGATCCAGCAACTGCTACAGATAATAATACTTTCATACCCGATGCAAGTGATGATGACACCATTGATTTGGGGTCGGCGGCGCAAGGTTGGCTCGTGGGCGGCATTATTCGTCTGGTAGCGACCAGTGCGTCAGTATGGCATTGTGAAGCATACTTGCATGGTGATGGTTCACTAGCTACTCCATTTGAATAAGGAGTAACTTATGGGAACTAGACTAACGGGCTCAGACGTCAAGGCGGTGAATCTCACCGCCGATACGGT